CACCCGGAAACGCGTTTCCTGCACAGTCGTCGTGCGGCCCGGCCCCCTGTCGTCGCGCCCCATGCGCCTGCCCGGCTCGACCACTTCGCGCCCGAACTGGAACTCCTCGACTTGCGGGGTTGACGCCCCGATCATCGGTCGCGCGCCCAGACCCAATTCAAAGTCCAGGGCGCTTTGTGCAAGCCCGCCGCCCTCGCGATACTGCGCAAGGTCGTTGCGGATCAGGTCACGGGTTTCCGTCTGGAACGCGATATCCTGATTTGCGGACCGCTCCTGCGACCGCGCCGCACTTCTGGCAGAACCCGCTTGGATAAGCGCGCCGCCGATTGCACCGATAATCCCCATCAGGGCCTCCATCCAGTCAAGACGACAGGCTCCGCAAGGGGCAGCCTGCCGTCGATTTCAAAGCCAATCCGCTTGCACAAGGCCAGCATTGGCCTGTTGCTTTCCCGAACCCATCCGATGATGCGCGCCGCCCCGACCTCTGCCGCGAACGACCGCAGGACCGCCAAAGCGGCTGCGTCAACGCGGTAAACGCCCGGCAATGCCCCGAGGTGGCCCATCCATACGCCGGGCCACAGATGCGCGTGAAAGGCCCCGCAAAGGCCGTCCTTGGCGCGGTAGGTCATCCACTCCTCGGGATCGCCAACCATCCCCTGCGCGGGGTGCTGGAAGTACGGCGCGGCCTCCTTGGCCGATAGCCGAAGGATCAAATTTGCCCGGCCACCGACACGCGCGCTTGGAACCGCTGCACGTCGCCGGTCGATGCGTTGGTCATGGCGATTTCACACACCGCCTGCCGGAAATAGCCAAGGCGCGGCAGGGCTGGCAGCAAAGCCGTCTGCGCCGCCGTCATGCCAAACTGGATCAGGCCAGCGGCATCGCCCGTCGCCGTGACAGTGACAATCGGTTCATTCTGCTGATCCCACCACCAATAGCGCCGCGCCGGGGCCTGTGGCGCGCGCTTGAACGTCGCCGTGCCTGTGTAGCCGGTCCAGTTTTGGCCAACTACGGTCACGTCGTAACCAAAGGTTTCCCCCTGAGCGATTTTCATGGGCGGGAGCTGGTTCATGTCAGTGCCACCTTGATCGCCGCCAATTGCACGCGGGCCTGAGTGTCTATCATGACGCCGCCCGCCGCATTGGCCACGGCTGCGGCTGCGGCGATCTTGGCGGTTAGGGTTGCGATCTGCGCGGCTTGCGCGTCCAGCATGCCTTGGAACGCCTGAAAACCGGCTTGCGTCAATCGCCCGCCCGCGTCCACATAGGGAATGTCAGTGCGAAGCATCAACTCACCATCACGTCGATTTCGGACAACAGCGGCACGTCAACCACCGAGGACTGCGACAACTCAATGGTTGCCCGCCGAAACTGCCCCAATTCGTGCCAGACCAGCCGGGCACCATAGACACCGACCGGCCCCACACCGCGCGGCTTGGGTGCCCCGAATACAATGCCGTCGCGCGAGGTGCGCAGCGTCACCTTGGCGTCGGTCATGTCGCCCGCGCCCTGAATGTCGCCCGCAATACGCGGGAAGGCTTCGACCTTCGACAACCTGCGCAGCCCGTCAAGGTCTGCCGTGCGGCTCACATAGCGGCGCACCAGAGGCATGCCAAAGTCTTGGCATGGCGCGGAAAATCGGCCGATCTGACCGCCATCGGTGCCGACATACCAATCCCCGTCGAGGTTCAGGCTTGCCCGCGCTTGCCAAGGCCCGCCGTCTTGATCGCGCTCGTGCCACTCTCCGGTCGCAACATCAAAGCACCATGCCGTGCCGGTTTCGAATGCAATGCAGATGAAGCCGTGGCCGCGCACTTCATAGTAAAACATCCGCAACGGGGCGAAACGCGCAAGCGCCACCTCAAGCGGCGGCGTGGATATCGGCCCCGCGCCGGTCAGATAAACGCGCCCGTCCGTCGCCACCCAGGCAAAGCCGTTCGGGAACGTCACGATTAGGTTGTAACCGGCAAGTCCCGGCTCCTCTTGCGCACCGCCGATCCTCTGGAAAGCATCGGGGCCACCCAAGCCGGTGACCGCCCACCGTTCAAACCCGCTGGCCTTGAAGATGTACAGCGCGTCCTTAAACGCGATCAGGCGGATGATCGGATCGTCAGTGATTTCAGCCGACGCAAAGTCGAGGCCGGACCATGTGGAAGGATCGGCAAGCCCCGACCACCCAAAGGTTCGGTCCTCAAATTGCGACACGATCACATAGCCGCCAAGGTAAGCCACGGACGCCGGGCTGGTGATCGCCCCGGTGGCCACGTTGGTCAGCGTCGTACCGTTCCATGTCCAGTATTTGCGGTTTGCAACCGCTACGGCGGTTCCCGTGCTTTGCGACAGCCCGGCGATATCATCGGCAGCTTCCACATTGCCCAGCAAGGTCACGGACCCACCGGACGAAACGCTGTAAAGGTTCGTGCCGACAATCGCCAGAATCAGACCATTCCAAGCCGTCAGCGCGCGCATGAATACACTGTTGACCGTAGCAAAATCCGCCATGCCCGGCACGGCCCGCAACACATGCGGCGCACGCCCGCCGGGGACCATCGGCTCGCGATAGCCATTGATCAGCCGCGACGGGTTGCCAGCGGGGTTGTCAGCATCCCGCGCGCTTTGGCCAACGAACTCGATCCGAGGCATCAGAAGCTACGCCCAAGGCGACGGCGGCCCGTGCGGACAAGCGTCGTGTCCAGTACAGAATCCGGCACAATCAGATAGGCCGACGAAAGCCCGCGCTTGAAGCGGCTTTCATCAAATGCCGGGAAGGAAAAATCAGGAGCCAAGCGGCTGGCCAGCATATACACGCAGCCCTCGTAAAACTGCGGCTCCATTGCGAATTGGTCGGACAACTCAGCGTCGTTCCAAGCCACGTCGATGCCATCCAGCATCAGCGCCGACATCATCATGTTGAGGGCATCCATGCCGGTTTCAGCCTGGTCTGCCGTCATGGCTTCATCCATGGCGACAACGCCGATCTTGCGCAGGGCGCGCTGGACGATATCGCGGCAGGTTGCCATGGCGTCACCTCGTCAAAAGGTAGAAGGGGCGATTACTCGCCCGCTTCCAGGGTTTCTGCCTCGGGCTTGGACTTGCGCGCGCGCCTGGGCTTTTCGCCCGGTTCAGATTCTTCGGGGCGATCTGACCAGCCCTCCGGCTGCTCGCCGCTTTCGACATAGATTTCTTCCCCGTCGCGGTAAAAAATCGCGGGGCCGTTCGGCACATGGGCCATGGAGTCACTCCTGAGCTTGTGAAGGTAGGGGCGGCCATGACAGCCGCCCCCGTTGGTTTAGTTGGTGAGACGCATACCCCGGCGAGGGTCGAGAACAACCGGCTTCCAGAGCATGTCAAAGCGCATGTTCTGGTCCAGCGTGTTGCCGTCCACCCATTCCGACACGGACATGGTAACGAATTCGCCCGAGACGGTGGAGGTTTTCAGACCATTGCCTGCCGGGATGTCCAGAGGCCGGGTAACCAGCGCAATGGCCATCGGGTCAAGCAAGAGCGACTGGCGGGTTGCCTGCCCTGCCGTGCCGGTACGAACGGTGATCGCGCTGTTGTCAGCAGGGGCCGCCGTGACGGTCTGGTACGCACCCGAGGTGATGATCGGGGGCGAGATGGTGCAGGTAAGGTTGCCCGAAACGTCCGAAGATGCGTTGGCAAGCACAGTGAATGTCTGAAGGCGTCCCGTGTCCTGCTTGGTGTTCGGGTTGACTGCGTTGACACCGACGAAACTAATCACGTCGCCAGCGCGCAAGCGCAGGGCAGCGGCTGCCGTCCAGCCGTCAGTCACAAACGATTGCGACCATGTGTCACGAACCGATTGCGTGGCATACAACACAGCCTGCGCGCCGCCATTGACCAGAGGCGAACCGCCGAGAGGGCCAACGATGTGGGTCGGGATGAAGGCCGACTGATAGTTGTCGAAGCCCGCATAGTTGCCAAACATCGCCTTTTCCAGCGCCATCTTGTTCGGACCCTGCACGTTGGTCGAGGCGATGGAACCGGCAAGCGTTGCCGTCGCGGTCGGGCTGTGAATCGCAATCCGGCCACCCAGGCTGTTGCCAGCTTCGGTGAAGATTGCGCCAGCGTTGGCCACAGAGGCGAAGGTCGCAGGGACCGTGCCGGGGGTGCCGTCGAAGGTGTAGAACTGCGTGTACAGCGCAGCAATCGACGCCTCGATCCGCTCAGCCGCGCGACGTGCGTTGGGCTTCAGGATCATGTCGCTGTAGCGGTCGAAAGACAGGGTGCGGTCGATTGCGCCCAGCGTGACCTTGTTTGACCAGGTGTTATCCATGGTCACAGTCACGGCACCTTCAATCGCGTCTTCCTGATAGCCCGACAGGTTGAGGTTGTTGTCTTGCCCGAGGTATTGGGCCTGACGCCGGACGCGCGTGACGCCGCCCGATTTCATCTTGTCCGTGTCAAGCTGATCGGTGCCGACCATCTTGCCCAGGACAAGTTCGTTTTCCATCAGTCGCACCATCTCTTTCGAGATTTCGGCAACGGTAAACGGGATGACTGCCATTGTTCAGATTCCTTATCTGATTGTGCCGCCAGCTTCCCGAAACGCCTTGAACTCGGCGTAGCTCATCTTGGAAGGATCGCGGCCCGCGCTCGCACCGCCCCGCACGGGGGTA